AGCTACCGCAGCCGAACTCAAGACACTGGAAAAGTCGGACAACTACATGAAAGAACTTCAAGCCAAACGTGAGAAGTTTTTGCGCGAACGAGAAATGAAGAGGAAGGGTGAGCTTGATGAACTTGACCCAAGCAATTATTTGAGTCAATTTTCAGGTGTTCTTGAACTTAATTAAATTGCATAAGCACTACTAGGCGGCGCAAAGCTTGCACCGTTATAAAGCGAAATTCTTCGATATACCACAAAAGAATCCAAATTGATGTTCAAGCCATTTGTAGTTATTGCAGTGGCTTGTCCTATTTGTGCAGGTGTATTCCAGTCACGGTACTCGTAGTCATCAGCAGCTTCGTATACTCGAACTCCACCAACATACAACCTTAGTATTTCATTTTGTCTTGTCAGAGCAATGTGGCTGAACACAGTCGAGGATAGGGGCAAAGCTACAGAAAAGAGAGCAAGCCCAAGTATCAGAGAGCGCCCTAAGTACAATCGGTCGGCAGAAAAGAATAGTGAAATTCCTTGTTGTGTGTAGATATTAACTACTTCGCCATTGGTAGCTTGGTCAGTAAGTAACCAACCCGCAATTGTAAAATCGCCCGACAGAAAAGAGAAGTCTGAGTCATTTGGTATTTGCACATAAGCTGGCACACTGTTCTTGGCGATAGGGAAGCTGGCGGCTCCGAACTTCTTGGTCACAGTGTCAAGTACCGAAATGTTGCTACTCAAGGTCTTGGCGCGATAACTCTGGTCAACGATGTTGCTATCGAAGTTCAGCAACGTAACTATTTTAGCTGGCTGGTAGTAGTCGCGAATGCTTCGCTCGATGGCAGAAAAAGAAGTTGGACTAATCTTGTAGTCCACAATACAAAACATGGCTACACTGCCTTTTACACTCCTGTCCTCGAACACCCTGTCCTTAGCAATGGAATTGATGGTAACTAGGTCAGTCGAGTTGAAAATGACTACGCTTAGCGATTCTTCAGGTAGCACATAATCACGCTCTCTTTCTGCACCGTTCGCCCAAACGTCCCCGTAGAAGTCATTTGCCAGTAATTCTCCATTGTTCCCAGAATTGAAAATGTTGTTGCTATCCTGACCAAATAAGAAAGCTGTACCAGTCTGCCCTGCTTTGCGGATGTAAGCCATGATGAAACAGTAACCACTACTACTGCTAGGAGTACCAAAGTCGAGGTGCGAAGAGCCATCTATCTCAAATCGAGCCGCAGGTAGTCCATCAAGTTGAGTTGGGGTAGTATAGTTTACTGCGTTCGCTCCTAAAAGCTCTTGACCATTTGTTCTGTATTCATCTAGTTGGAGTATGTTACCGCTTGATAAGGTGGTGACATCAGGAGTCACGATAAAGAATGAACTAAACGTATTAAGAAGCCCTTTGAGGTTGATATAAAGTTGGTTGGTAAGTAGAGTGATACTGACGTTGAAGCTAAAAGTAACTGATTCGGTAGTTGTGTAGGCGCGAATGGTGAAACTTATAAAGTCATCGGTAAGGCAGGTGAAAATAAGGTCGTCACCAGTTATTATTGCTGAATAATGATTGACCAATATTTCATAACTGACTGCGTTGCCAGCAATTTCAGTGACCTTTTTGTTGAGATTAACAATAACGTCAGAGCTATACCTGAACTCGGTTGAAGTGTTAAACAACAGTAAAGTAGAATCAAAAAATTTGTTGGCTAATAGGTGTGTAGCTTCTGCAAGTTCAGCTTCGCTCAATGCAACAGACCAACCAATGAAATACAGTAGTTCCCCTTTCAGTTGAGAAGAGAATCCACTAAAGCCTATTGAAGAAGCTGCATTAGTAGCCGCGATGATTGCGCCGTAGTCTATGGGTTGGCGATAATTAAAAGTATTGACCCCAACTTTGTTGACTTTTGTGTTCAACTGCGTTATACCTGTAGTTCCAAACACATCATCACTGGTTCCTGTAGTCCAAAGAACACCATTGGCAAATATATCTGGAAAGCCGTTAGCCATGAAGCGTTCACCAGTTTGTTTCTGCTTATATACCCAAATGAAGGTTTTGCAATTGACTGAAGTGCCTGAGAGTGAACGAGGATTGAGAGAACTATTGGTGATGAAGGAAGAGGTCGTACCGTTGTAAGTTATTTGGTTGACCGAATCGGCTGTGCTGGTGACGTACAGAGGCTTATCAGGTAATCGGCGTGAGTCTTCCCATTTAGTTATGTTGCCAAAATTATCGGTGTAAATTCCGTAAGGTATGTCATCTACATCTTTTAACGTGGAAAGTGATACCGCTATGTTTGATTGTTGTGGTAAGTCAAGAATAAAGGGGTCTGCTATTACAGTTTCTAGTGAAAAACTAAAATAAGACACCATACTATTGCTGTTAGTGATGCTGATGCTAAAACTACCATCAAAAACTTCAGGTATATAACCTGATAAAACTGAACCTGTGAAGCTTAGTCCTAAACCACTTGGAGATATATAACTGTACGAAGTGATATCAAAAAATTCGTCAATTGCGATAGTCGCAAAGTCAAAGCTAAAGTAAGCCCCAACAAATTCTCTGAATGAAGGTTGAGATGAAATAACTACGCCATTGTAAGCAATATATATTTGAGCTAACTTAGCTTCTACTGATGCCAATATATCTAACGGGCAAGGTGATGATGATGTGATGATTGCAGCTATTTTTCCACGAACACTGAAGTTGCTAGTCCCATTTTTACCCCCAAAACCTGTAATAGTTTCATACTCGTTGCTATTGGATATGTTGGTGACACTTAAAATTCTTGAGGTGTTAAGGGGAACGAACGTTGTTGGTGCTACTGCTCGACTATTTATTCTTGATGTGGCATTGTAAATAGAGTTGCCAGCTAAAGGCTGCTCTGACCAAAGTGAAGCGCCACCAGAAGGAAAAGCATCATAAAGAAAAGGTGGGTCGCCTAGTGTTTGACGAGGGGCATATATTAGAAAGCTACCTGACTCCCTTGTAAGGTAAACGAGAATAATTGTACCTACATTGATAGGTCTGTTGAAAAATAGTTGTTGATTACCAGTATCTGAGAAGTTTATGCTTGGCTGATTATTAAACTGGCTATCGTTAGGTATTAATGTAGGTCTATTGCTTGTAGCTTGTAGATAGTTACCATCGAAAAGCAAGTTGTAAATGGTTTGGACTTGATTGTTGTCTCCAGTAGTACCTATCTTCGAGAACTCTAGATATTCTGGGTCACATAAATACAGACCATTCAAATCTGGTATTAACTTTGCAACGTCATAAACCTGACTAGTATATGAGTAACCATCAGAAAAAGAATGATTAAATGCTGCCGATAATTTCATCGAGCTTCACTTTGGTATAGGCTATGAGGAGATTAGCCACAATATTTTTTGAGTTAGGGAATTGCAAGTCCTTCCATATCTGCAAGAATAGCAACCACCCCCCGTCTTTGGTCACGTAATTCTTTATTGCATCAAGCTCTGCTTCACTTAGAGGTACAGTTGTTTTGGTCTTAGTAGCTACTAACTGAGGTAAGGGAGGAAGTACGGCACAGTCAGGACAATCACGCACTACTGACCGCCAAGCCTCGACTGCATCTTTTGTTGCTTTTGTAAGATGTTTCGCGCTACTTACCCAGTCCACACTTGCCAATACTTCTTTTCTGCGCTCTTGGCTTACACCTATTTGTTGTGGTGCAATTTCTTCAGGTGCAGGAGTAAACCCATACAAAGATAAGGTGTCGTCATCAATATAGGACGGCTCTACTACCGTACCCAATTCGTTGAGCAGCAATAATATGGCTCTAGCACGATTTATTAATTGACCTTCCTTGTTTCTGTACAGCATTGGTGGCTACAAACCTAATTTTTTCTTTATCCAGTGTACCACTTTAGTCGCCCTAGAAGTGCCTCTGTCGTATATAAGGCTGTTTACTCGCATCACTTTTTGATAAGCCGAGTTTGTAACAGAGGAACTCCAACCAACTTCCCCTCCTCTAGATACTTCACATTTTTCAGGGCTGTCGTATTGAATGAAAATAGCTCCATAAGGGTCGGTGAGAACGTCATCTTGAAGCAACATCACATACTGACCAAACATATAGCAATTAATTAAGAATCTGCGTTGCTGGATAGATATAGTTGGCAAATCTCTATTAATGTGAATAAAAGTTTTGTGAGCGCCAAGCGTTTTTAAAAATTCATAGTCATTAGAACTGAAAACGGAAATTGTATCTAAGTCTTTTGTTTTATGAAGCACAGACTCTACGCCAAATCTAGTAGCTTCTGCAAGAGTTGAAATTCTGCGCCAGTGGTAAAGGATATTCTGTTTACCGTTATGGAAGCCTGTAATGAGTACTCTATCGGCTTGAGTCAATTCACGTAACTCTACCGCTATATCGTCAAGATTTTCAAGTAACTGCAAATCCGCCCCACGTAAAAGGTCTATAGCAAATCCTACTGGTTTAGACTTAAGGATAAGCACCAAATTCGTGATAAATATGAGGGTCAGCAATAGCGGTGTAGATTGTGGGGGAAGCGTCACAGGATACCCGAATATATCTAAAGAGGGATTCTCAGTTTGCTGACCCTCATATTGCTTAAGTCCCATTAGAAAATGACCCCATATTACGATTTTTGTGTAAAATAACTACTTTTATCTTAACATCATCCTTATATATCAGTAAGGTGTAGGTATTCTCTGGTTTGCTTATCTTAGGTAAATATCCGTTCTCAAATCTTATATCTGCATCTGCTTTGAAACTTACAATACCAGTAAAATTACTTAGATTGAGAGTGAAAAACTTAAGATGGTTGTTATTAATAACTAGTTGTATGTTCAGTACCTTCACTCCATTGGTGCAGACTACGTTAGTTTCGGAATGCTGGATAGTGTCAATAATGAGACTTGATAGTGGCTGTGTTGCTGATATGTTTTGGCAGTTATATATTAGATTATTAAGTGATTTTCCATTGCAGTTAAGCGCACCTCCAAGTACAGGCGACCTATCCCACCTAATACTTAATGGAAGCACTTTTTTAGTGTTACCAAAACCCCCTCGATTAGTTGGAGCAAAATTAGATACTAGGCAAGCATAAGGTATCGGAGCTAACTCATACTCTATATCATCAAATTTACTTAGTGCCGAAGCTTCAGGGGCATAGTACCACTCTTCGTTTGAGGCATTATAAGTTAGTGCATATTTGTTTGGCGCTACCGTATTTACTACATCACTCAGTTGTTTTATCTGATATTCTTTTCTGACCGTGTTAATAACTTGCCCCAAAGAGTTGACTGCCAAGTAAGTGCCAGCACCACCTATTACTACACCTGAAATATCTCTTAAGTAGATGTTAGGTACGGTTGTCGTTAGTTGCCCTTTGTAAAAACGAAGGATAGCTCCATCAGAGTATGTATAGTACTTAATAAAGTCTTTAAGGTTGCGTTTGCTATTACCTACAATTGCTACACTATTTTTATATGTCTTTGTGGTTATGTTTTTAGACATAAATCCTAAAAGCAAAGTGCCTACAGGAATCAGATTGTAGTCAGCAGTATTTTCATTTACTGTATGTGGAAATATGCTAACGCTCATGAGAATATCTGATTACCAATACTGTGGTGAAAGTAATTGAACGACTGCGAGTGAACTACATCTTCAAGACCACCCAAGCGCCCAAACCTCATAGCTGGAGGCTGATAAACTGCATCTGTATAGCGACCTTTACCTACCGTCAATCGAACTGAATCAAGTCGCCCAATCATACTTATAGTTGCCGAAGAGATAGCTAAATTAGTAACTCCAGAATCAATCATAAGCCCTGTTTTTTCTGTCAACAATTGACCATCACAATGCACCTTGATGCTCGTCCCAACTCGCGTGACAGAAAAGAATATGTAGCGGCTGTTCTGGTATCTAAAAAGTCGGTTGGCGTTATCAAATGTGTAGGTGTTAGCGCCAATAACCAGAGTGAACGTGAGGTTTTGTGTACTGGTTGTTAATTGACCTGTATAACTAATCTTAAAGTTGGTTGAGTCAAAATATTTGTGTGTGACTGACGTAGTTGATTCGTAAAATGCTGTGTTTTGGTATTGCAGATAAAATTCAAATGTGAAGTCGCCTGTGACATTGATAGTGGCAGCAGGGGTGATGGTAATGGTGTCGATGCTGTTATCGAACTCTGCAATTTGGTTAGGGATGCCGAAGGTCGTGATGTCAGTATCTTGTTGCGTTACCCCTAATATTGCAACTGGAACTGATAAGCTACTCTTGTCCTCATACCAAAGCTTGCTGCGCCATGATTGCGCCTCAAAGTCGAGTAATAGTTTGACGTACTTAAAATAGTCATCATAAAGTTTAGGAGCCGCCAGTAGTTGTGCTTGGTTATCTACGATGTCATATCGCCATGCAGGTATTCCGCCTTGCCCCAGCGCAGCTATATTAAGTGCAGTTGCTGTGACGTAAGTGGTAATTGTTCCCCCGACGTTCTGAACCAGTACTGTGATGATGTCAGTTTTGCCATTGCCTGATAGCTTAATCGCTCTACCATCTTCGTACTTGACGTTAGTTAGACCGCCAATGAGAATCTGACCAGTGTTTTGCCGTATCTCAATCAACATCACGGCTGCTTGATTATTTGCTGGCGCGATTTGTGGCAACAAGATGCACTGTGACTGAGTTTCTACGGCTACACCCGTTACAATCCAATAATCCGCAGTAGCATAAGGCAGATTAATAGTGGGAGCATTACCCACCACTGTACCAACATTAGTAAAAGAATTATAAAGATAATTGCCATTGGCGTTAAGGTTTGCACCCAATGTCGGGTTAGGGTCACGAACAATTTGCAGGTCTTGATTGCTCCAGACAGTCCCACCAACATCAAGTGAAAGTATTTGGAATCGGTGTGGGTTGTCTACTAATCCTGTAGTTGGGGTTATCTCAACGTCATCAAGTTCATTTACTAAGTTGATTCTATTGCGAGGCTTCCATCTTGCTGCGGTTGCGTCCCAATACAGTACTTGATTGTTTTCCAGTGTGCTTAAATCTACGTCTGTAAGCTGTGACAATGCATAATCTGGACTTGCATTCACATAGGCTTCACGAAGCGCGTCATAGCGCAAATACTGTCCATTTGTGGGACTGTTTATTTCTACATCACTAAGCCTAGTGAGACTGCCAATCTGTGATGCTGCTGTAAAACCGTTGCCTTGCTTGACTAGGAAATCGCCTTCACGCGCATTATTTATATTGACATCTTGAAGCTCCGTAAACTTCTGAACCCCCTTGCCAATCTCCAGTACTTTGCCAGTGAAGTCCTTCGTATAAAGAACTGCTTGCTCATCTTTAAGCGCTAAGACAAGTTCACCAACAGCAATTTCGTGTGGTGCTGGTAGTGAGTCGCTGTTTAAGGTGTGTTTAAGAATTGATGCTGGCACAGGTCTGAGGTGTTAGTTGATTATGTAGGCGTTCGAGATATTCAAGGCTAGTCAAGTCATGTTCGATAGGTGTTGGGGTAAGTACCCTGATAATGCTGTACCAATCTCCAGCATCAGCTAATTTATTGAGGCTATACTTTTTCCAGTCGTTTGCAATTTTATAAAGTAGGTCAAAATCGTTTTGGTACAAGAACTCTCTAGTCAGGTACAACACCTGAGACAGAAAATACAACTGGCGTTGTTGAGTACTTAAATCTAGAGCCACTACAAGGTCGCGCCAATGAAGCATGAACATTTTGACTTTAGCCATCGGAAAGGATAGCGAAGAGCTGTATACAAGTTTGTCTGTGATGTAGTCTTTGGGGTTATTCATATTGTGGCTAGAATTGGATGGCGTTGATTTCTTCGCAGTTAGGGATGCTATCAGTGAATATAAGTAGGTCGTTGCTTTCATTATAGTCTGGACTGTATTTACGAGCAAACTTATCATTTTCCCAATACTCGTCTTCAGTGAGGTAATTTTTGTCATCGCCAAATAGCATAATAGTGTTGTTGCTTGTTTTTTGACTGAGGTAGCCTATAACATAAGCCACGCAGTCTACCCATTCGTTAGTGGAGAATAGGGGGAAGCCAACCAGCTCGTTTATAGCGTGGTCTGGGTCATAAGTCTCATCAAGAGTGTAGTCAGTCGAGTGTGGTTTGTAAAAGTATAATTGACCATTCTTGATGTAAGGAACAGCAGCGCCAAAACGTTTCTCTTTATCAGCCTGTGCTTTTCCACCCCACTCACTAGGACGAAAAGGTACGATGTTGGGGAACTCACTAGCAAGCAAGCGCATCACTGCTTCGCCATTAGCTTTCGCCTCAACACCAATTTCAGCTTCAGGATATTTCTTGGCTAGTTTTTTGATAGCTGCCATTTGCCCCACGATGTCCAGCTTTGCGCGAATACCATCAATGACATAATAGTTGTCTTCTTTTCTGCCTACCACAGCACCAAGATTCCACGATGTAGAGGCTTGAGATGCTGCAAAGGTCAAGTCCCACATAATAATCATAGAATCTAGCTTAGTTGGCTTTTGAGATACAATCCTGATATCTGTTTCACTGATGGTTATGCCTTTGCCACCACCACTGGGGTCTTGATTGAATAGAGTTTTACGGCGGATTGGGTCTAATCCATCTAATAATTTTAAAGGTATTCTGGTTTTATCTAGCAATTGCCCTTCTGTTTTTCTGGGGTCATTCCACTTTTCACCCAAAGGGGAGAAGTAAGTTTTGCGCTTAGCGAACTCAGCAGGTATACAAAGTTCAAAAAAACAGTCTTCTCCTATAAATTTGTTATGTAAATGATTTACAAGGTCGCTATCGCCTAGTCTTTGATTGATAGCTATTCGGACATCTGAGTTAAAATCATTAGTTCTACCGAATAACTGGTCAGTCACCCACTTATTTCTCTGTTCTCGTATAGACTCATTTTTATACATCTCTTCATCGATAATGTCATCTATAAGAAATACAGTGCCTCCACTACCGATAATACCTGTATCTGGAGATGATATATTTATCTCTCCCTTACCTGTATTGCTAATCTTAGTCTTAGTTGATTGGTCGTCTGATAATTTAAAACTGAACCATTCGTGGTCTGGATTACAGTATCTATTCTTATAATCTGGGTGATTAACAATATTTCGAGTTGCAATCAGGTTACTAGTGCATAAACCTAACTTGTGTGAACTCAGATAGAATTTTTCTTCAGGGTGGGATATCCACCTAAATGCAGGAGCAGAGATAGAAGTGATAGTCGTCTTCCCGCTACGAGGAGGTACAGTAACAATTAGTCGCTTTATTTGTCGATTTAAAGCTGCCTCTACGTGTTCAGCAACACAGTCAATGTGCCAGTTTTTCTCTAAAGGAACACCTTGATGAAAACCCCAAGCCCATGCGTAGAAGTGGCGCAACTTTTTACTTGCTTTTTCTGCCAATACATCATCGAGTGCATCTGTCATTTGCCGAA